TTGGAACTAGAAGCAAAAATTAGTAAATCTGCTCCTGCCGCAGTCTGTGAATTAGTTAAAGACGGTGTCCTTGGAGCCTTTTCCGTCGGTTTCAAAGTCAAGGATGCTGATTACATCAAAGAAACTGACGGACTAATGATTAAGGATGCTGAGTTGTTTGAAGTATCGGTTGTTTCGGTACCTTGCAATCAAGCAGCTACTTTTTCGCTCGCGAAGTCATTTGACTCTATTGATGAGTATAATGAGTTCAAGAAAACTTTCACCAATCGTGTCGATCTAGCAGGTCAGTCTCTGGCTAAGCAAGAAGTGAATACTTCGGATATAGCTAGTGACACACCTCAAAGCGTGGAGAAATCCACAACACAGGAGATCAAAATGGAAAATAAAGATTCCGGAATCGACTTGGAAGCATTTGCTAAGAAAGTAGCTGAAGACACTGCTGCTAAAATCGCAATGAAACAAGCCGAACAAAAAGCTGCTGAAGAAGCTGAAGCTAAAGCTGCACAAGAAGCAGTAGAAGCTAAAGCTCTAGAAGCAGAAAAAATCGAAACCTCGATCAAGACTGGTATCCAAACTGGTGTTGAAAAATTACAAGCTGATATGGAAGCGGATTTTGCTAAAGCAAAAGGCGATGAAATTGAAGCTCTTGTTAAAAAATATGAAGCAGACGTTGCAGAGAAGAGCCAAGAGCTCGAAGCTATGCGTAACAGCAAGCGTGATTTCTCTGGTCGTGGCGAAAAGTCTCTTTCTGATTTCGGTCAGGAGTTCTTGAATGCTAAGCTTCTTGGTACTATTACTGGTAAAGGCTGGGATACTAAGTATGCTCAAGACCTTATCTCTAAAGCGGCCGCTGTTGCTCCAGGTAGTGCAACTACATCTGTAAATGACTTTGCAGTACACTACACTGATGCTTTCGAAACTGCAGTAACTCTTGAAACTAAGATTGCTGGTCTGTTCCGCGAAGTTCCAATGCAAGGCGCTTCTTTGGTTGTACCTTTCACTGATGACGTGAATGCTGCTGCCATCGGTACCGCAGGTGGTTTGTCTGCTGCTGCTAACTCTCTTGAGTCTCCAGTAGGTCAAACTGACGAAAACTTTGATGTTGCTAACCGCGTTGTTGTTGCTGAGCGTATCGTTGCCGGTACTTTCCTTGACAACCACATTGACGAAGGTCAGCTCGTTAGCTTCCTGCCTATGATCAACGCTGCTATTGCACGTGCTCACGGTAAGGCTATCGATGAAAACATCTTGTACGGTACTGGTTCTTCTACTACTGGTATCTTGGATAACGCAGGTACTAAGACTGTAGCTTCTGGCTCTTATGCCGGTTCAGGTACTGTATTCGCTACTGGCTACGAAGTAGACGGTACTACTGGTCTTACTGGTGCTGACCTACTTAATGGTCGTGCTCAGATGGGTGTATTCGGTGTTGATCCTAGCAAGCTGGCTTATGTTATTGAGACCAATGCTTACTACGATCTGTTGGCTGATGCAAACTTCCAAGACTTCACTGACGTAGGTTCTGATCTGGCTACTAAGGTAACTGGTCAGGTAGGTTCTATCTTCGGTTCCCCAGTAATCGTAAGTGACGTTATTCCTACTACTGGTGATGCTAAGGCATTCGGTGCTGTTATCAACACTGATGCTGCTATCATTGGTCGTCTGAAAGGTGTTAGCCTTGAGACTGACTATGAAGTTGCTAACCAGCGCACTGCAATCGTTGCAAGCCAGTCTCTTGGATTCAAGCAAATCCAAGGCGCTACTTCAATGATCGCTCTGTACCGCGACGCAAACTAATAGTAGTAATACTTTTAAACTTCGGGGAGGTTCGCCTCCCCCAAGTTTTTACTAATGGACTTATAGAACATGACAAATTTAATAGCATTATCAGCTTATAAAGAAATGACAGGAATAACTAGTACCAATCAAGATACTAGAATTACTGCATTGATTCAATCTGTAAGTCAATTAGTAAAAACTTATTGTAATAATAGTTTTAAAGACTTTGTTAGTTCTGCAAAAACTGAGGTATTTAATGTAGACTACAACGAACATTTTGTACAGCTTACAGAGAACCCAATTATTGCTGTATCTTCCGTAGCTGAAAGAGATAAGCCTTCAGATACTTATACTACCTTAACAGATGCAGAGGACTATTATATTGATTCTGTAACAGATACTGTTTTCCGCATCGATGGATCGGGTAACCCAAAGCAGTTTAAGTCTGGCAAAGGCGCAGTAAAAGTAGTTTATACAGCAGGTTATAGCACTCTTCCACAAGATCTTGAACTTGCAGTAATGGATTTAATTACTTACTATTTGAAAGACGAAAGAAAACAACGTCAAACTATCGCGGGCGCAAGTCTAAATAATCAGGTTAGTACGAGTCAGCGAGACAACGTAGGCTTTCCAGACCACATTAAAAGAGTTCTGGATTTATATAAGAACTTCTAATGAGTGCTCAAAGTCAAAAAAAGTTTCTAAAAACTTTATTGTCAGAAATCGAAGCAAAAGATGTAGAAGCATATAGACGTGGTATAGCAGACAAACAGCACCACAATTTTACTCTCTCAAGAAGAGCAATAAGAAAAGGTATAAAAGACTATTTAAGAGACTTTCACCCAGATCTAACAAAAACTCAGCACAACGCTATACTCAAAGAATTAGATCCGTCTGTTAAAGAGTTTATAAAAAAAGTAGGGAATAATTTAGTAACTCTAGCAGCTAAAGACGCTACAGTATCTGTTACTAGAAATACACTTGCTACAAAAATGGCAACTTTTGAAGTAAAGCAGGGAAAAAGCAGATACGATAAAATTTATAGCAGATATAGCCAAGAATTAAAAGTTTTAATTGCCCAACTAAGTAGAATAGTTGGTAGAGAAGCAAAAAGTAGAGAGGTTCTTAACCTTTCTCATGCTGATTTCGAAGGTATCATAGAATCAGCAGTAGCAGATGCGGTAGATAAAGCAGTAGAAGAAGATAGTACAATAACTAGAAAGATAGCAGAAGGTTTTTTAGCTAGTAGAGGAGTAGATCTAAAAGTAATTAGAAATACTAAAACAAGTACTATGAATGTTTCTTTAGCTTCTTCGGCCGTTAACGCAGAAGATAAAGATGCCAGTAAAGCAAGAATAGCCAAACTCAGAGAGGCTTTAGAAGAGGCTCTACAAGAGTTAAGTGATAACGAAATATTGGCAGACTTACCTGGATCTGATAGCTTTAAAAAGATAAAAGAAAAGCAAGTAATAAACGATACCTTAGATCCTTTTAGAAATATTAAAAATGTTACAGTAAGTAAGAAAAAGAAAATAAAACATAGTAAAACAAAAACTTCTACAAAGGTTACTGGATCTCCTAAGGTAGCAGTAGTAAAGGCAAAAGCAAGAAGAGCTAAAGCTAGAAGAAAGCAAAAAGCAGGAGCAGCTTCCATGCCTTTAGAGTTATTAGGGGTTTTTAACCAAAGACTTCCAGAAACTGTAAGAAGGAATATGCAGGAGCCAGCACTAGTAAACAGAACAGGAACTTTTGCTGATAGTGTAAAAGTAACAGAAATACAAAGAACACCTCAAGGCTTTCCAAGTATTGGATATACTTATAAGAGAGATCCTTACGACATATTTGAGGTGGGAAGCGGAAATCCAAGGGCCACTCCCGAAAGAGATCCTAGAATATTAATTGATAAGTCTATACGAGAAATAGCAGCTCAGTTTGCAATCGGTAGATTTTACACCAGGAGAGTTTAATGTCAAGAGAGTATACTACAAGGCGTTTAGGAATAGTAAATGCTCTTGTCACTAAATTAAAAGAAATAAATGGCACAGGAGACTTTCTTACCAATGTATTTGATAATGTGTCTCCTCGCTTAAAGTTTTGGGATGAAGTAGAAGATTTTCCGGCAATTCATTTGAATGCAGGCTCTGAAACCCGAGAATACCAAGGCGGAGGGTATAAAGACCGCTTTTTAACAATAACGCTTCGTTGCTACGTAAATGCAGACGACTCTGTACTTGCTCTTGATGAGCTAATGGAAGACGTAGAAACGGTATTAGAAAATAATTCGCGTTTGTCGTATACTGATAGACAAGGTAATACACACACAACGCATCAAATCACAATCGTTAGTATAGATACTGATGAAGGTGTACTGGAACCCTTAGGCGTAGGAGAAATGCTAATAGAGGTTCGATACTAGAAAATACAGGCACGAACAAAAGTTCACGTCCTTGTCTTTTCAAGATACATAGGAGAAAACTATGGCTGATACATTATATTTTAGTAGAGATACCAAGGTATTTGTCGAAATTGGA